AAGCTGCATAGCGGCAAAGGTGGTCCAGTGGTTAAGAATCCCAAGCAGGCCATCGCCATTGCAATGTCTGAAGCCAAGATGCCCATGCGCGGCCAGCGCACAGCAAAGAACAAGGCGAAAAAATAATGGCCACCATGCAGCGCACCATGAGCCAGGTCATGGACCGAGAAGAGGGCGAGGGCATGGAAGAGGGCGAGAACTGCCCCATGCCCACGCAAGACATCACGCTAAACCTAAAGAATCGAGCCAAGGCAATCACCAGCGCAGCCTATGGTCCTGAGAATCCCAAGCTGCCCAATGAGGCTTTTTGGCGCAAGAAGGCTGACCAATGGGATGTCAGCATGGATGACGCCAAGCAGAGCCTGTGCGGTAACTGCGCGGCTTTCAATGTGTCTGACAACATGAAGCAGTGCATTGCCCAAGGCATTGGCATGGAAGCTGACCCATGGGGAACGATCAAGCTGGCCGACCTTGGCTACTGTGAGATTTTTGACTTCAAGTGCGCGGCCTCAAGAACTTGCGATGCGTGGGTGGTGGGTGGACCCAACACCGGCGAGCAAGAGGGTGAAGATTATGAAGAGGGAGAAGAGAAATGAAAGCTGGACTCTACGCCAATATCGCAGCCAAGCGCGAGCGCATAGCCGCTGGCAGCAAAGAGAAGATGAGAAAGCCTGGCGCTAAAGGCGCGCCAACAGCTGCTGACTTCAAGGCTGCGGCCAAGACTGCAAAGAAGCCAAAGAAATGAAGACCCCAGCTTGGCAGCGCAAGGAAGGCAAAAGCCCATCAGGCGGCTTAAATGCCAAGGGCCGCGCCAGCGCGAAGGCCGAGGGCATGAACTTGAAAGCGCCGGTCAAGTCTGGCGATAATCCAAGGCGAGCCAGCTTCTTGGCGCGCATGGGCAACATGCCTGGTCCAGAATACAAGGCAGGCGAGCCGACACGGCTGCTGCTGTCACTCAAGGCATGGGGCGCAAGCTCCAAGGCTGACGCCAAGGCAAAAGCCAAGGCAATATCTGCAAGGAACAAAAAATGAACGAATTAGAAATCAGCACCGACATTGCAGCCACAGAGCCAATGGATGATGCAGAGCTGCAAGCCATCATTACGCAAGACCTGACCGATGCGGTGAGCTATGTGGACAGTGATTTGTCACCCACACGCGCCAAGGGGACTGAGTACTATCGCGGCGATTTATTCGGCAATGAGGTCGAAGGCAACAGCAAGGTGGTGGCCATGGAGGTGCGGGACACTGTCTCGGCCATGCTGCCAAGCCTGATGCGTGTGTTTTTCAATTCTGAGAATGTGGTCGAGTTTAGTCCCAGAGGACCCGAAGACATCAAGATGGCCCAACAGGCTACCGACTATGCCAACTATATTTTCCAAAACGACAATTCTGGGTTTTTAACGACCTACGCAATCTTCAAAGATGCGCTGGTGCGCAAATGCGGTATTGCCAAATTCTGGTGGGAAGACGAGGAGAAGGTCCGGATTGAGGAGTACACCGGCCTTGATGAGCAGACGCTACAGATGCTGATGCAAGAGCCTGGTGGTGAGGTCAAGGTGATCACATCCTACCCAGACCCAGATGTCAATGAGGCGCAGCTGACAACAGTCGACCCCACAACTGGCGCGCCGATGGTTATGCCTGCACCAATGATCCATGATGTGCAAATCAAGCGTATCACAAAAGATGGCCGCATCAAGATCATGGCCGTGCCACCAGAGGAGCTACTGTTGGACAGACGCGCTAGATCGTTTGACGATTCGACCATCATTGCCCACCGGCAGATGGCCACCATGGCTGACTTGCTGGCCATGGGCTATGACCAAGATGAGATTGAAGAGAATCTGTCAACGACAGACCTAGATGGCAACGATGAGTATTTGGCCCGTCAGCCGCTGAGTACAACATTTGGCACAAATGACGCTGCCAATCCAATGATGCGCAGGGTCTTGTACATCGAGGCTTACTCGCGTGTTGACTATGATGGCGATGGCATTGCAGAGCTTAGAAAAGTCTGCTGCATGGGTGGCGGCTATAAGGTGGTGCGTAATCTGCCGGCAAGCTACATCCCATTTGCTGACTTTCCCTGCGACCCAGAGCCACACACAAGCCCACTTGAGGCGATGTCGATTTTTGACATTACCCGTGACTTGCAAGAGATCAAGTCTGAGATTCTCCGCAACACATTGGACAGTTTGGCCCAGAGCATTCACCCACGCACAGCGGTGGTCGAAGGCCAAGTCAACATCGATGATGTCTTAAACAACGAGACGGGCGCCATCATTCGGATGCGCGCGCCTGGCATGGTGCAGCCACTCACAACCCCGTTTGTGGGTCAAGCCGCATTCCCGATGATGGAATACATGGACCAGATCAAGGAAGACCGCACCGGCATGAGCAAGGCGGCTATGGGCCTGAATGCTGACGCATTGCAGTCAAGCACCAAGGCAGCTGTGGCAGCGACCATTTCAGCCAGCCAAGGCCGCATTGAGCTGACAGCGCGCATTCTGGCCGAGGGCATGAAAAAGCTATTCAAAGGCATTTTGTTCCTGGTCACAACGCACCAGGACAAGGCTCGCATGGTGCGGATGCGCAACGAGTGGGTGCAGATCGATCCACGATTCTGGGATGCTGGCATGGATGCCACGATCAACATTGCCCTTGGCAATGGCGACACCAACGAGAAGCTGCAAGCGCTGATGATGATCATGTCCAAGCAAGAGCAAATCTTGCAGCAGCTTGGCCCAACAAACCCATTGGTCACGCCCATGCAATTTAGCAACACTTTGCGAAAAGTGGTTGAGCTGTCTGGGTTCAAGGATTCAACGAGCTTTTTCCAAGACATCCCTGCCGACTATCAGCCACCAGAGCCGCCAGCTCCAAAGCCATCCCCAGAGGAGATTTTGGCCAAGGTGCAGGCAGAGTCTATCCAGGCAGATATCCAGAAAAAGGCAGCCGAGCTGGAGCTAAAGCGCCAGCAAATGCTTTTGGATGATGATTTGGCCCGTGACAAGATGGCCCAAGATTTGTATCTCAAAAAGTATGAAATTGAGTTAAAGTACAAATCACAGATCAGTACAGCGGAAATTGATGCCGCGCAAAATATTGATCGTGAAGCGATTCGTCAGCAGGCACTGCTGGCCCAGCAGCAAGCGGCGCAGCTTATGCAGCAGCCACAGCAGCAGCCACCAGCGCCTGAGATGATGCCCCCATCAACCTTTCAAGGAATGGCACAGTAAGTGACAAATGAAGACCAAGTAAATAAAGGCCGAAAGGCCAAGCAGCTGCTTGAGGATGAAACCCTCAATGCAGCGATTGCAAAATTAGAAGGTGACCAACTTTGGGTATTTCGTTCATCGAAACCCGAAGAGTCTGCGAGGCGCGAGACAGCATGGTGCATGTTGCAGGCCATTGACGGGCTGCGGCAAGAGTTGATCAAGATTATGGACAACGGCAAAATTGCACAGAATGCGATAAGCAAATCACAGAAAAACTAATTTAAGAAAATACTATGGCAGAAACACAAGCAATGAATATGGCCGATGCGGCCAGTGCTATCTCGGCAATGTTGGCCCCTGAAAAAGGACAAGCGCAAGTTGACGAGACGCAGCCAGTCGAGGAGTCCCAAGAGGACACCGAGACAGCGGCTTCTGAGGAGGATGAGCCTGGTGTGGAAGACGCGCCAGATGAAGAGTCCCCAGAGGAACAGTCCGAAGAAGAGGAAGAGCAAGAGGAGCAAGAACAGCCACAGACTTTCACTGTCAAAGTAGACGGCAAGGAAGTTACTGTCACGCTAGACGAGCTTCAGAAGGGCTATTCCAGGACACAGGACTACACTCGGAAAACGCAGCAGATTGCCGAAGTGCGAAAGCAAGTCGAGCAAGAAACGCAGGCGGTCCGAGCCGAGCGTGAGCAGTACGCTCAATTGTTGGGAGCATTGCAAGCCCAACTTCAGTCTTCGGAGCCTCAAGTTGATTTGGAGCGCCTCTATCACGAGGACCCAATTGAATGGGTAAGGCAAAAGGAAATCATGCGTGAGAGGCAAGAAAAACTCGGTGCTATTCAGTCTGAACAGCAGCGGCTTTTTCAAGTGTCTCAGTATGAGCAGCAGCGCGCTATGGAGGCCCAACTTGCCAGCCAGCAAGAAGCCTTATTAGCCGCTTTGCCAGATTGGAAGGACCCCAAGAAGGCAAAGGCCGAAAAGGCACTGGTGATTGAGTCTGCAAAGGCGGCAGGCTTTACCGATGAAGATTTGAAGAATGTTTACGACCACCGGCTGGTTTTGTTGTTGCGTAAAGCAGCAATGTTTGACCAAATGGTAAGTAAGCGTCAAGGCATTAAGCCTGTGGTGAACAATGGCCCACGAACAGCCAAGCCTGGTGCAGCTGGTCGGGTTTCGACAACAACTGAAAGTACGCGAGCAAAGCAGCGTCTTGCAAAAACCGGTCGCATCGATGATGCGGCATCTGCAATTGAACTTTTATTGAAATGAGGAAATTATGGCTATCGTTAGCAATACATTTTTAACCTACTCTGCAAAGGGTATCCGCGAAGACTTGAGCAATGTGATCACAAACATTTCTCCAGAAGAAACCCCTTACATGAGCAACATTGGCCGCGAGAATGTTTCCAACAGCTTGTTCGAGTATCAGACTGATTCATTGGCCGCAGCTGCTGCCAATGCGCAGCTTGAGGGTGACGATGTCTCGTCTTTTGATGCGGTGACAGCTACTGTGCGTTTGCAAAACTACGCACAGATTTCACGCAAGACAATCATCTTGTCAGCTACTGAAGAAGTGGTGAACAAGGCTGGTCGTCGCAGCGAATTGGCGTTAACTTTGCATTGATAAGCGCCCGTATTCGGTAACGAATATTGAAAAACTAGGTGAATTGCTGGAAACCCTTTAGAGCTTGATACACCACAACATAGCCCGAAAGAGCAAGTGTGAAGGTCCAAAAAGAATCAAGATTAGGCAATCAGCAGCCAAGCGCCGTACAGGCGAAGGTTCAACGACTAGGGAGTAATCCCGTAGGACCAAGTGGTCCGAAGTGCCTAGCCCCAGAAATGGGTGAAGATATAGTCTGATCTTGTATGAGAGTACAAGCCTCGAAAGAGGGTCAAGAAAGTAACGAATCTTGGCAAACAAATATGACCAAATCGCAAAGCGCGGCGCTGAAATTAAGCGCGATCAAGAATTCTCCATGCTCAATGGCGCCATCGCTGTTGCTGGTGATTCGACAACTGCCCGTACCACTGCCTCTTTGGGCGCGTTCATTAAAACAAACACCGACAAAGGCTCTAGCGGTGCTGACCCATCTTACACAACGCTGCCAAATAGCGCCCGTACAGATGGCACAGTGCGCACATTCACTGAAACCATTCTCAAGAATGTGATTCAGAAGGTGTGGACACAAGGTGGTACACCTAAGATTCTGATGTGCGGTCCTGTCAACAAGCAGCGCGTGTCTGGTTTCTCTGGTATTGCCTCCAGCCGCTTCAACATCGATGGTGGTGCAAAGCCTGCGACATTGGTCGGCGCCGTGGACATCTACGTTTCAGATTTCGGCAATGTCCAAGTTATTGCGAACAGGTTCCAACGCGAGCGCGATGCATGGGTGATCGATCCTGACTACGCAAAGATGACTGTGCTGCGCCCTTACCAGCAAGTCGAATTGGCGAAGACTGGTGACGCTGAGAAGCGCATGTTGATCGTGGAATGGGGTCACAAAGTGTTGGCTGAAAATGCCCACGGCTTGGCCGCTGACTTGGTTACTTCTTAATAGTAAGCAAATGGAAAGGGCCAGGGAAACTTGGCCCTTTTTTTTAAGATGATTCACAAAAGACTATTTAGCGAAAACAAAGATCAAGGCATCAAGCGCTACTGGCATGAAAACCCAGAAACAGGCGATGTGACGATCCAGACAGAGCAAGATGTGACTGCTGTCATTGAGGCCAACAAGGCCATCTATAACGCCCAAGACGAAAAAGCCAACTGGAAAGGTGAGTGGCACTTGGTCGCATCCATCCCAGAATCCCTTTATTACAAGATGAAGGCCGAGGGCAAGATCGATGATCAGGAATACATGAAGCGCTGGCTAAACGACAGCGACAACCAATTTTTTAGAACTAGACCTGGAAAAATATGAGCAATTATGTTGCAGTCTGCACACCGGCCCGTGATCAAGTCCACACCAACTATTGCTATTGCATGGTCAACATGGTGGCGTATCACACACTCAACACTGAAGACGCGATTAGTCTGAAATTGATGCAAGGCACGATTATTCAAAACCAAAGGGCTGACCTTTGTTTGGATGCGATGGCCGAGGGCTGCACACACATTCTCTTCATTGACTCGGACATGACATTTCCACAGGATATGGTGGGGAGGCTCTTGGCCCACGACAAAGACATTGTGGCGGCCAACTGCGCCAGGCGCAGAATGCCCACTGGCCCGACAGCTCAGAACTATGATGAGAACGACAAACGCATTCCCGTCTACACCATGCCAGAATCAACTGGATTGCAAGAGGTGGGAAGCATTGGCACTGGCATAATGCTGATCAAGCGCAAGGTGTTTGAGGCTATGAGCGAGCCATGGTTTGATATGCCATGGCAGACCACACGGGGCTACATGGGTGAGGATGTGTTCTTTTGTAGAAAAGCCAGAGAGCTTGGCTTTAAGGTCTACATTGACCATGATGTCTCGCACGAAATTGGTCACATTGGGACCTTTGAGTTTGGCCACCCTCACACTTGGATTGTGAAAGAAGAGATGGAAAAAGAGGCGAAAAATGGCACTTAGCACCTATGCAGAACTGAAGACATCCATTGGTGATTGGCTTAACCGGTCAGACCTGACAAATGCCATTCCTGACTTTATCTCTCTGGCCGAGGCGCAAGTTGAAAGAACGCTGCGCACCAGGCAGATGATTGTCAGGGCCAATGCGTCTTTTGACGCGCAATATGGCGCCGTGCCTGCTGACTTTTTGGAAACAAAATCTCTGAAGCTGACAAGCACAAACCCACAGACCCCATTGGAATTTTTGAGCATTGATGCCCTGGACAATAAGGCATCTGAATACACTGGCAGCGGAAAGCCAAGATTCTTTGGTGTGGTCGGTGGCCAGTTTAGATTGGTCCCAGTGCCAGACGCTACATATACAACCGAGCTGACCTACTACGCGAAGTTGACAAAGTTATCAAACAGTGTGACCACCAACTGGCTTTTGACATCAAGCCCCGACATTTATCTGTATGGCGCGTTGCTGCAAGCTGCTCCATACTTGCAAGATGATGCGAGAATCCAAGTGTGGTCATCGCTATATGATCGTGCAATGAGTGAATTGCAAACTGCCGATGATCGCGGTGCGTCTTCTGGTGGTGCATTGCTTACCCGTGCAAAGACTTTTGGATAAGGACTGGACATGTCATCTTTTACCGACTACACCGAAAACTTAGTTTTAACCTGGCTGTTGACAACTAGCAGCGCCACACGCCCCACGGCTTGGTACATTGGCCTTTTCACGGCTGCGCCAAGTGACACTGGCGGCGGCACTGAGGTGTCTGGCAACGCCTATGCGCGAGTGGTCACCGGAACAATCACTGTTTCCGGCACAAGCCCCACCAACGCAACAAACGCAGCGGCCATCGAGTTTGCAGCTGCCAGCGGCGGCAATTGGGGATCAATTGGCTGGGCTGGCATTTTTGATGCAAGCACTGGCGGCAATCTATTAGCCTGGGCAGCGCTGACCACAGCTCGCACCATCAACGATGGCGATGTGCTGCGAATCCCAGCTGGTGATCTTGATGTCACATTGACATGACATGGCAGCCTATGGTCTTGGCCCGTATGGTGGAGGCAATTACTCCTACGGCGTAAGCCTTGGAGCTGCCACACTTGCAGCCACCAGCACGGCTGCAATCAATGCAAGGCGCGTCTGCATAGGCGCGTTTTCTGTTTCTGCTTCCAGCACAGAGACTGTCAGCGCCAATGTGGTCAAGACAGCATCATTCTCGGTTTCAGCGTCTAGCGGTGCAACAGCTGCTGCGCAAATAGTTGCCGATGCCTCGGCCACGATATCTAGCACCAGCAGCATGTCTGCAAGCGCTTTGCGCTATGCCATAGGCAAATCAACATTTGCGGCCACATCGAGCGCAAGCCTTGCGGCCACGAGGGTGGCCATCGGTGCATTTGCCTCGGTCGATACTAGCGCGATGTCTGTCAATGGCGTCAGGGTCCCACTCATTCAAATCCTGATTGAAGACTTTGCCACAATGACTGTGGCCACCAGCGTGATTGTCAATCAGTCTGTGCTGATTGCGGCTGAGTCTGGCATGAGTGTCAACGGCCAGAGAAGACAAAGCACTCCAATCAATTTCACTTGCCAGTCATCTATGACGATTGCTGGCAATCTAAAATGGGTGGCAGAGAGTGACACGGCAGAGACATGGAATGCAATCTCTGACAATGCAGAGACATGGACACCGATCACAGACACATCAGAAACATGGGCCGCAATTGATGATTCGAGTGAATCTTGGACAGCAATTGCGGATAATAGCGAGACTTGGCAAATAGCCGCATAGAGGTGAAAAAATGGCAGATACCACAACAACCAACCTAGGACTTACTAAACCAGAAGTTGGTGCAAGTACCGACACATGGGGCACTAAGATCAATACTGACTTAGATTCCTTAGATGCAATTTTTAAAGGTGATGGCACTGGTACAAGTGTCGGCCTCAATGTTGGATCTGGTAAGAAGCTAATTACCGCTGATGGTGCTTCTATCCAAGGTCTTACAGTAGGCCGTGGTGCTGGTGCTGTGGCTTCCAATACTGCGGTGGGTGCTAGTGCTTTGGCGGCTAATACGACAGGAAACAACAATGTGGCTTTTGGTTATCAAGCTGCTTTAACAAGTACAACTGCTGCTGGCGTAACTGCTGTTGGATCAACAGCTTTAAAAGTAAATACAGGTAACTTCAACACAGGTATTGGTTACGAGGCATTGATTGCAAATACAAGTGGTGCAAATAACACCTCTGTTGGCGCAGATGCTTTGTTTAGCAACACAACTGCATCAAACAACTCTGCCTTTGGTAATAGTGCGTTGCTTTACAACACGACAGGCGCAAGTAACGTAGCGGTCGGTACAAGCGCCCTCCAAGCCAACACCACAGCATCTAACAACACTGCTTTAGGTTATCAGGCTGGGTATAGCAACACGACAGGCTCCTTCAATGTTGCTGTCGGTTACTTAGCCAGTTATTCAAACACAACTGGAACAAGAAATAACGCTTTTGGCCCAGGAGCGCTGTACGCAAACACCACGGGTGCAAACAACACTGCAATTGGTGATAATGCACTTTCATCCAACACCACAGCATCTAACAACACAGCCGTGGGGTATCAGGCTGCATACGCAAACACTACAGGAACTGTCTCTGCTTTTGGTGCTTATGTTGGTTATGGAAATACTACTGGTGCAAGCAATGCTGCTTTTGGTGGTTATAACGGAACGCAAGACCCAACATTTAGATATAACACCACAGGTTCGTTCAATACTGCAATGGGTATCAGCGCCCTTGCAAACAACACCACAGCATCTAACAACACCGCTGTTGGCTATCAGGCTGGGTATAGCAACGTAACTGGTACACGTTTAACTGTTGTTGGTTATTTTGCTGGAAAAAGCTCTACTGGAGACTACAACACTCATGTGGGGGCGTTTTCTGGACAGTTATCAACTGGGTCAAACAATGCTTATTTTGGTGATGCAACCTGCACCAATAATGCAAGTTCTGGTTCATACAACTCGGCTTTAGGCCAAGCCGCCCTTGCAAATTTAACTTCTGGATCAAACAACACCGCAGTAGGCAATGCCGCCCTTGTCAGCAACACCACAGCATCTAACAATACGGCTGTAGGTTATCAAGCGGGGTATTCTGTAACAACTGGAACAACAAACTGTTTCATCGGTTACGGAACAGCAACTGCGGCAAGTACAGGCTCAAGGAATGTCAGCGTTAACGACCGTCGCCTTGAGGGTCAAGACATATTCAACCTCACAACAGAAAATGATCGTGCGATTTTTGGTCACAACAGCATCACAAATGCTTATGTAAAGGTAGCTTGGACTGTAACTTCTGATGCCCGTGATAAAACAAATATCAATCCAATTCCACACGGCTTGGATTTTGTAAAACAGCTAAACCCTGTTTCATACAACTTTAAAAAGTCCCGTGAAGACGACACACCAAACGGCAATAAGCGTTATGGTTTCTTGGCACAGGATATTCTTGCCCTAGAGGGTGAAGACAATGTAATCATTGACAACGAGCAAGCTGACCACTTGAAGTATCAAGGTGAAGCCTTAGTGCCTGTTCTTGTCAAAGCCATTCAAGAACAACAAGCAATCATTGAATCTCTCAAGGCACGTTTAGATGCCGCTAACCTTTAAAGGAAAATCATGACTACTGAAACACAAACCCCAGAACAAATTGCCAAGCACTACTCAGCTTGCTTAGATAGCGTGGCCTTAATCAATGCTGGCAAACCCGAAGGCATGACTGCTGAAGATTGGGCTGACACTGTTGCTCGTAACAAAGAGCACTTGGTCATTATGTTGCAAAAACCTTGGTGGACAACAGAAGACCTAACAGCTATTCGTGCGGCTTCTGCATAATCATGGACCCGACACAAGCACAACTCAATGCCCATGTAGATGTTTGCACATTGCGCTATGAGATGCTGTGTGCCAGGATCAAGCGCCTTGAAAACATCATGCTTGGGGTATCAGGCATCATGCTCACCAGCATGGCCGGCATCATCTTTGCGAGCATAAAGTGAAAGATTGGGCTGTGGCATTCATTGCTGCGGCCATTTTGGTGGGGGCCATCATTTGGTCCACTTTTATTATTGTTAAGGCTTGGCCATGGTAACTGCTAAAAAAACAGCCAAAACAACTGCTAAACCACCAGCAAAGGTGGCAGCTGTCAAAAGGTCTGCGCCAAGGCCCAAGGCCGAGCCAACTCCAAAGGCTGCAACAGCATCAAAGAATCAAACCAATATCGACAAGGTGGTTGAGCTGATCAAGTGGGTCGATAACCCGTTCAAGCTGTTTACAGTGATCTTGCTGTCATTCCTATTCTTTGCCGGTTACTTTGCTTGGGACTCAAAGCAAGTGATCTTGCAAGCCATCACAACTTCCAGCCACCAGACAGAGCTGAAAGAAACACCGGCCCTGATGCAAGTGGCGCTGTCGGTCCAAAGGGACTTGGAGGCTGAGACAGTCACAGTCCACAAAGCCAGCCTGGTGGTCAATTCACGCACATCACTCTTTGCACTGAATTCCAAGGGCCACGACAAGACCATGGATGGCGTGAATTCATCTTTGTTCAACAAAGACCCACAAAGAAACCAGTCCATGATCTCCATGCTGGGTGGTGAGGTTTACTGCGACAAGCTAATTGTCACTGGCAAGAATTCAGATTGGGAAGAGAAGCAGGGCGTGAAGTATGTCTGCCGTGCTGGCATCCCACCGCAAATGGGTGAATTTGATGGGTATCTCTCTGTGGGGTTTAAAGATGTGCCAGAAGACCCGACAGAGATCAAGACCAGACTCAATCTGGCAACAGCTGAGATGAGTAAATGAAATGGACAGTGTTGGTACTATTTTCCATTTGGTTGTTAGTATCGGCACAGCCCAAGCAATGTTTATTGTCAGACTTCTATGCCTTGAGCTGGATAGGCGAGCCAACGATGCGGCACATGGAATTGTCTAGGTGGATAACCACTAATGGGGATTCTTGTAGTTCTGAACAACTGCTTGTTTTGTGGAATAACTTAGCAGGGTGGGCTGGTGTTGCAGACAGCGCTGAGATGAGGGCAAAGGTTCTTTACTATTTTGCTAGAGCAAGAGAAAGGGAAGACAAAAAATGATCACGCTAGACCGGTGGTATCCGCTTGTTTACCCTACCCAATATGATGTGAAGCAAGTGGCTTTTGAGAAGGCCGTGGAGCGTGTCCAAGCTGAATACAAAGAAGCCATAGAGGCAAACAAGATTGAGTTTAAGACCCGTGAATTGGAAGTAGAACTCTACGATAAAAAAGCTAGGCAACACACCATAGAGCTTGGCATGTTTGAAGACAGAAGACGATTTCAGATTTTTGTATAAGGGGATCAAATGATTGGACTAGACGCACTTTTAAACGTGGGCGGTAAGCTCATCGACAAGCTAATTCCAGACCCAGAGGCCAAAGCCAAGGCGCAGCTGGAATTGCAAAAGATGGCCCAAGATGGTGAGCTGGCCAAGATGGCCAATGAGACTA